CTCGCTCGTGTCAATCGCGCTCGCCATCAGACCCGCATCCTTGTGGCGCCCCACGGCGCGTTCGGCGACGGCTTGATCTGCGGGCCCACCAGCGCCCACGCATCCGGCGAGATGCCCGCCGGGATCGAGGCGCCCGTGAGCTGCATGCTGATGCCGTCGGCCTGGAAGTAGCGCACGCCCTGAGCCGTCAGCGCCGCCACGTCAACCAAGGGCTTGTCGCCGTTGAGCAGGTAGACGGCTTGGAAGCACACCGCCTGCCAGACCCACTCGGGAACGAACACGTCGCTGTTCTCGTCCTGATCGTCGCCCGTCGGGAAGTGCAGCGCTTGGTTCCTGACGTAGTCACCATGCTCGTCGGCTGTGCAGCCGGTGTCGTATGGCGCGCCAGGGAAGAGCGCCCGGGCGGCGCAGGTGGGTGACACCTTGCCGCCCAGGCTCTCGATCATCGCCGTAGCTTCCACCAGCGCCCGCTCGCGTCGGTCGGCCGAGTGCTTCAGCCACTGCTCGCCATCGAGCCGCTTGCCGAACCATGTGTCGGCACTGGCCCGGGTGATGTAGCTGTTGTCGCTCGCTCCGCCTGGCGTGCAGATCGCGGTGACGGTGGCCACTAGATGCCACCACCGTAGCCGAGCGCGAGGTCGACCTCGATGACGGCATCAGGCAGGTCCAGACCAGAACCGGCCTCAACCCAGCTCCAACTGAGCGCATGCCCAGCCGAAAGCTCGAGGTTCGCCTTGGTCGTTGTCAGCGTGATCGCCTTCGGGACGAACGCCTTTACGTCGACGCCACTGGTGAGCGCCAGGGTGGCGACGGCTGTCGTCGCAGTGCCGGCCGCTCCCTTGCGCTTGATCGTGAGGGTCGAGTAGTTCGTCGTGTGGCCTGTGATGTTGGTCTGCGCGATCAGACGTGCCGCCAGAATCCTGGCATTGACCGCGACCGACCCGAGCGGCAGTTCCTGGCTGGCGCCGGTATAGGCGACAGCCGGGACGCGGATCGTGATCGGCTGGAGATCAGTCCCCATCATGAGCACCTCGCTTCGGCTTCGGAGCCTCGGCGCGCTCCTGCATGATGTTGCCGTCCTCATCGAGCACGAGCTCGCCGGGAGGGGGCTGGCGGGTCCACCCGTGCTTGGCGCAGACGACGTCGACGTCCTCGCCGACGGACTGGAACCTGCGGTAGAACCCCGGCCCACGCTCATCGCCGGCCGGGAGTGGGGCATACACGTACGGCATGCTCACTCACCCTTCCGGGAGTCGCGCTAGTCGATGTCCTGCAGGAGCTGGAAGCCCATGGTGTTGTCGATGACGCCCACACCGTAGGTCATCGTGCAGACGAGCTCGGTGAGGCGCGCGCTGGCATCTCGCTGGGGCTCGATCTTCATGTCCTCGCAGAGCACGCAGCCGATCGCCCAGGACGACATGAACACGCCGCCGCGGTCAGCGGCAGCATTCTCACTGGGGACGTTGGTGCTACGGAAGCACGCGACGCCCATGATCTCCTGGACAAAGCCCGTGCCCCAGAACTCGGCGCCAACACGGTCGGACTTCGCAGCATCAATGATCGGCGAGGCCGACTCGGTCACGAACTCGTACCAGCCCCACGGATGGAACACGGCGCAGTACGGTTCGGGTGCGTCGTTGGCGGCGAGGGCCTCCATGTAGAGCATGAACTCGGCGGCAGTCAGTGCCGTGCCGGTCCCGTTCTTGGAGGTCCCGAGGCTGGAGTTGAGCGCCAGCACGTCCTTGTCGAACTTCTTGGCCATGGCCAGACCGCACGCGCGGCCGGCATTGGCGATGAGTTCCTCTGGGCCCCAGTTGTAGCCGCGTTTGGCCAGGTCGGTGATCGGAACGATCACAACCTTCTCCCCGGCAGTGACTGTGGTCCCGCCGGAGGTATCAAGCGCCGACGTGTTGGTGTAGTCGTCGCCCTCTGTGGCGTCGCCGGCAGTGATCTCCGAGAACTTGTTGAACCGGTGACTCACGCCTGGCAGGTTGCGCAGGTCTTTCCACTGCAACCAATTGGTGGCCACGCCGCCGGCGGGGTAGAACAGGCTCCTGGACTGGAACCACAGCCTAGCGGCACCCTCGATGAGGGAGACTTGTTCTGTGATGGTGGCGGTGGTCGTCGCGCCCATCGCGACTGCTCCTCTCGCTACCCACTGGCGCGGCGACCGGGCGGAGCAGGAACCTGCACGCCCATCTGCGCCAGGCGGTCATAGACCGCGTTCATGTCGGTGGGAGGAGTCCTGGGGTCCCATGGCTGCGGCACGGCTGGCTGGCCCGTCGGTGCCGGTGGCGCGCCGATGCTGACGGGAGTGCCCGCCAGCCTGGCGGCGAGTGCCTGACCCGCCTCGCCGTATGTCTCGGCGATGCGCTCCGGCGGAGCGGCCGACAGGTCGCGGACGAACTGCGTCTGCAGATCAGCAACCGCCTGGCGCTGCTCCTGGAGGCTGGCGAGGACCTCTTCCTCCGTGCTGCCCGTGACTCGCCCTCGGAACAGCTCCGGCAGGTCCGCGCCCTTGGCGGCTACCAGGTTGGCCCTCATGGCCGCCTGCTGTGCCGCCTGCTCCCGAGCCTCTGCCGCCTCAGCGCGCTTGGCGGCCTCTGCGGCCACCGCCTGCGCCTTCTCCAGCTCTGTCATCTGCGCGGCCTTGCGATCGGCCTCGGCCTGCTCAAAGGCTGCGAGCTTGCTGCGCAGGTCCGTGAGCTCAGCCGACTTCGGCTCGATCTTCCGCCGCTGCTCGGCCAGGATCCTGTTGACTTCCTCCTGCGTGAACGTGCGTGCCTCGTCTCCCGCCTGCGCGCCTGCGGCGGTCCCAGCGCCCGAGGAGTCGGCCCCGGTGTCCGTGCCCGGCTCAACTTCTCCGGTGGGTTCGTCTGGCATGTCTGCCTCCGTGTTCGGTGCCCGAAACGCAGAAAGCGGTGCATGGCCCGTAGGCCGTGCACCGCTCAAGTGCGTCTCGGTATGTAGGCAGGCGCCGAGTCGCGCCGTTGTCGCGCGGGGATCAGCCGCGCCTAGCCGACTTAGGACCGGCTTTCTTCCCTGTTTTCAACTTTCATTTACTCGTCAGAAAAGATCACCCTGATCGTTCCTACCGGTTTTTTACGACCGGAATTCCC